CAATTGGACGGATTTTAGCCGGGCGGGGTAATGTCGAAAGGTAGATGCGGCAACATCAGGGAATACCGCAAATACAAAAGCCCGCATCGCTGCGGGCTTTTTTCTTAGGCGGCGGGCGCCATCGGCCAGTCAATATCCGGGGCTGACATATCAAGACGATTCAGCGTCACACGGTATTTTTTCCAGTCAGCCAACAACGCTTTTTCCTCCTCGGTCGCCATATCCAAATCAACAGCATCCTGAAGCGGCGCAACGGCCTTACCCGCGATCGCCAGTAATTCATTTTTTCTGGCTTCAGCCCTCGCCATCATTTCTTCTGCAGAATAGGCTCGCTGGCTCACCTTCTTACCGTCAAACACCCACTCACCATTAGCCAGACAACGCTTTGGCAGTTTCGTTGGGTTCAGCTCAATAACCGATAAGCCAATCGGCCACAGCATCGACACATCGCTGTTAATCGCGCAGATAATGCCGCTTTCGTCATAAGCCAGTTTTACGGTGTCCGGCGAAAACAATTTTTGCGCGGCGTACCAGTCAATACCGTTATCATCCTGAAGATAAATCACGTTCTCGCCGAGGAATAATTCTTCCGGCGTGTATCTCTTCAAATTCTTAATGTGTTGCATTTTACACCGTTCCAATTGTTGCCCATGTGCCGTTAATCAGCACCTGAACCGCTGAATAAGCGCCCCAGATTGAGGGGTTGTAGTTTGAGCCGGACATACCCGTATAAACACAGCCCGACGGTAAATCGATGCGCCCGCCGGTATCCGCGATAACCGTGCGCCCGGCCATGCGCACACCCTGAACCAAATTCTGATAGGCCCAGTTCTGCGCATTGTTCTGCGCAGCCGAGATATTTTGATTAAGCCAGTTGCTGAGATAGCCGCCCCAGCAGCTACCCTGAACGTTACCGTCAGGGTGCCATGTCGTCCCGCTAGAGGTGGTGATCGCAGGCCATTTACCGCCGATATGAATACCCGACTCAAAAGCGGCGGCGCCGGTTCTGACATCCACAGAGAACGGACGCAGGGCGTTGAATGTGCCGTATTGGTCATTTTCGTTTGTCAGCAGCAGATAAAGCCGGTTGCCGTCATTGCGCCAGAAGGAACCGAACCCGCCGCCGACCATGCGATAATTATCAATGTGGGTAGATTGGATCTCCGCGCTGGTTTTTAGCGTCCCGGTTAGCTGCCCGCCAGTCTTCGCCAGATAGCGGCCATCTGCTTCGGTTTTATTCCAGGCGTTAACGTCACCGGCCAACAAATTCACATCAGCGGACAACGGCTTACCGTTCACCTTGATAGAGCGCAGCGCGTATTTCTGGGCCGCCTGCGCGTCGGTCAGCGCGCCGACATCTGCCGCCGTCGGTTTGTGGTCTGTGGTGTATACCTGCGCCCACTTCCGGGCTGTTTCCGGGGTGTCATCACGCATCGAGCGTAACCAGAAATCCGTATTGCCGGAGCCGATCGCAAACTGCACATTGCGATAACGATTTAATTTGAAGGTCAGCAGATTGCCGACCGCTCCATTCATCGGATAACCCTTCGATTGGGCCGCCAATTGCTCCAGCGTGAATCCGTTCGGCCGCGTCAGGTCATCGTCGGCATTTACCGGCGGTGCGGACTCGCTGGGGAATGCCACGCGCGGCAGGTTTAGCGTGTTGCTCATCGTGTCGCCGGTGCGCTTCACATAGCGGCCGTCAGCTTCGGTCTTATTCCATGCGTTGACATCACCGGCCAACAGGTTAACGTCCGTAGACAGCGGCTTGCCGTTCACCTTGATAGAGCGCAGCGCGTATTTCTGCGCGGCCTGTGCGTCCGTCAGTGCGCCGACATCTGCCGCCGTCGGTTTGTAGTCCGTGGTGTACACTTGCGCCCAACGCATTGAGGCAGGGCTATCTTTTCGCAGTGATCGCAAGTAAAACGCCAGATCGCCGGAGCCGACCGCAAACTGAACGTTGCGGAATTCGTTCACTTTGCCGGTAAACAACACCCCCATGCCGCCCGGCACGGGATAGCCTTTGTTGGCCGTGGCAACCAATGATTCAACGGTAAAACCGTTCTCACGGTTCACATCAGTATCAGCGTTAGCGGTATTTTCGTTCGGGAACACGACACGCGGCAGCGCTAACGGGCCGCTCATTGTGTCGCCGCTCTGTTTCACAAATCGGCCATCGGACTCTGTTTTACTCCATGCGCCAACGTCTGCCGCCGTCGGTTTAAACTTCGTCGTGTAAGCCTGAAACCACACCACCCCATTACTGGGGATATTCGAACGGCCAAAGAATGCGTTGCCGTTGTTTTGTACCGCCATATACGCGCCCGACGGGCCACCGTCGCAGAGCAAACTCAGCACGCCATAAACATCGCCGCCCGGCGTATTTTTTGACGAACTATTAACCCGGTAGATTTCAGCCTGATTGCAATACGCATCTTCCCGGTGACGTGAGCCGCTTCCCAGTCCAAATGCGCCGACCTCCATCAGTTGCCCGCCCTCTACCCCGACGTTTTTCGTCGCGGCCGTACCTAACGCCAAATTACCGCGCGCGGCGGCCTTGTCGGTCAGGTCTGAGAGGTTCGCGGCCTTCTTCATGCTGGCATCGTTGACCGCTTTTAATGCTTTGGGCGTGCTGGCTTTCGTTTCTTCGGTACTGGTTGTCGCGCTGCTCAGCTGTACCAGCCCCTTCGCCGTGGTGCTGGCGTCCGGGTGATTACGGGTTTTCTCATGCGCGGTAATCGCGTCGGTAACATAGTCTTTTGTCGCCAGTACGGTATCACCACCGGCAATCACCTGAATCGCTTCGGTGCTGCCGACAATCAAAATCATGCGCAGCGTCTGCGTGCGGCCGCTACCCTCTTCCAGCTTCGGCTTGTAGCTCTCCGCCATGTTGCTGACGGCAATCAGCGTCCCGGCCTCATCATAGAGGCCCATCTCACGCAACCACCACCCGCCGACGTTCGCCGGAATAATCATCTCGGCCAGAATGTGATTTTTCAGCGCCTTATCGATAGTCAGCCCGTTGAGCGCCGCGCGGTATTTCTCGTTGACCAGCTTGGTCTGGGCCGGGTTGGGCGTCGGCAGCGTGCCGTTCCCGTCGCCGACGGCCATAGACACGATTTTCAACTGCGTGCCGCCCGCGCTGGCGGCGGCAATCTTGGCCGCCCCGGCGGTGGTAATAATCGCTTTGTATTTATTCATGATTTTCTCTTATCCGGGGTAAACGGTAATGACATCGCCATCAATTGCGGCCGCGCCGGTGTAAATCCGGCCGGGGATGTCTTGCAAAATGTTGAGGCCGATCAGGTGGCGGCTCAGGGGCTTGGCGTCGGCGATCAGGCGCTCCATTTCCTGATACATTTCCTCGGTAATGCCGGTTTCAAGTACACCAATATCCAGCCGGAAGGTGCCGGGCGGATCGGCGCCGTCGGTGTGGAACCATTCGATAACGTTAATCAGGTAGCCGAGCGGTTCCACCACGCGGCGCACGGCGCCGATGGTGCCCTTGTGCCGGTGAATGTAGAACGCAGCCGAAACCACGCCCCGCTTCACGTCCTCCGGCCACGCCTCATCCCAGCGATCGACAGAGAACGCCCACGCCAGATAGGGCAGCAGATGCACCGGGCAGGTTTTCGGGTTCCACAGATCACGCAGGGGAACCGGCACGCGCTCCAACTCGGCACACGCGGCGGCGGCGGCAACTTCCAGCTGTGAGGAGCCGACAGGCAATAGACGGTTAGTCATCGGCTCGCCCTGGGGTAATGTTCACGCCGGTGCAGTAACCCGCCTGCGTTTTATCCAGCACGATGTCAGCAGCAGGCTTGATGATTTTCACATGTTCGACACCTTCAACGGTCAATGCCGCATTCATGCTTGAGCGCCGGATACTGCGCCCAAGGCGCCGCATATTTTGCACATAGGCGCGTAGCCGTTTGTTTGCGGTGTCAAGGATGGGCGCCACTTCCGGGCCGGGATACAGGTATAAAACGGCCTCGATAACATACGGGGCAATTTTGGCTGATTGCACGATGACGCGATCGGCGACCGGGCGAACGTCCTCATCATTCAGCGCATCGCGGACAACCTGCAGCAGTTCGGGGCTGGCGGTGCCGTCGCCGTCTCGTGACAACACGGTGACGGTCACGTTAGCCGGTGATGGGCTGATTGCCGTCACATCGGCCACCCGGCCATCAGCCGAGCGGGCGTGAAAACGATAGGAACCGGCCGATCCCGCCGTACTCATGCCTTCGAAAGCATCCTGCAGACGCAGGCGGTAATCTTCATCCGTTTCCATGACTGCCGGTGTCGGCGGGATAGTGCTTTCATCCGCCGGGGTGATCACCAGTCGCGGCGTGTTGAAGTTGGCGCCGAGCTGGTCGAGATCTTCGCCGGTAGCGTGCGCCAGCATCACCGCTTTCGCAGCATCGTTGACGCGCTGGCGCAGAATCACCTCGCGGTAAGCGTTCTCCTGCAGCAGCTTAACGATCGGCTCCGACTCCAGCGACAGCGTGCGCGCGACGGCCTCCCGCTGTTCCTCCGGGTAAAGCGAAATCAGCGTCGCCTTACGCTCCGCCAAAATATCTTCATAATCCAGCACCTCAACGACGATCGGCGCGGGCAGCTGTGAAAGGTCAATCGTTGCCATGGTTTCAGCTCACAGGAACAGACAGCGACAGCGCGCCGGGGGCATCGGTGCGGGTGCCGGTGATGTCGATCACCATCTTGCCGTCATAGGTGGTATTAAAAGCGATGCCGGTCAGCTTGACGCGCGGCTCCCACGCCAAAATCGCGCTGTAGCAGGCGGCCATAATCTGCAGGCGCAGCGCATCGTTCTGCGGCTGGTCGAGCAGCTCAGAGAGCAACGAGCCATAAGCCCGGCGCATCGGGCGCGAACCCTGCGGCGTGATCAGGATGTCCGCCACGGACTGGCGAATATGCTCGATGTCCGTCAGCGTGCGGCCGGTGCCTCGGTTCATGCCGATATATTTGGCGCTGTTCATGTTGGTTTCCCCGTTTGCCCGCCGCCGGTCTGGACGCCGCCGTGGGCGTGTGTATCAACAACAACGCCATTGGATGAGAACGAGCCGCCTTTGTGCTCGATGTTCCCGCGCATCTCTCCGCCTTTTTGCACTTCCAGCGTGCCGGTGGTGAGTTTGTTGGTGCAGACCACCTCCGGCGCATCGAGCGTGATTTTGTCAGCCGTGACGATCACCACCTTAGTGCTGGCGGTGATGGACTCCGACGCCTGCACGTCAGCGGTTTTAATGCCTGACACACTCAGCTCGCCGGTTTCCGGTTCATACTCGATGACTGCGCCATCCGGGAACGCGATATGCAGCGCATCCGCCGACGCAGACGGGGCCGGGAAGTCATTGGAGAAAATGCCGCACAGCACAAAAGCGGTATCGAGTTCGCCACCCAGCGCAAAGATCAGCACTTGCTCGCCGACGGAAGGCGCCGACCAGCTGCGGGTACGCCCAGCGCGGAAATTTAGCCAATTCAGCCAGTCCGTAAGGTTTCCGCCGGTTTCGACACGGCACAGACCGTTATCGAGGTCAACGGCGCTCACGGTGCCGATGCGGATCAGGTTACGCAGTAGGCGCAAAATGTCGTGTTGATTGTTCATGCTGGAAGGATGCCGTCCCAAACAATGAACGGCAATAAAGGGAGGTTGGAAGGGGAAAGATACAACAAGGATAATATCTGAATTGCTAGTAGAATTTTTTTATCAAATCCATTGCCTTATCATAGGCATCCCTAGCTGCCGGGAACTCGTCATGAAAGAAAAAGAAAAATGCGATCCCTACCTGAGGCATCTCTAAAAAAATAAATTGGCTAGTCTTATGGAAAAAATGCATTGATTGGTTGGTAGTTTCAAATACAACTAGAGAATTACGTTTCCTTGACTTTTTCTTCTTTATCAAATCACGCCTAGCTGCCCTGACCTCCCGCAAGATTTCATATGGTTCATTACTCGCGTGATTTCTCATAATACCAAGAGGAATATCTTTCAAAAAAGGAATGAATGGGCCATTCTTATGCTTAAGGAAATCTCGCCGAAGGTCTAAAACCTGCAATTTAAATTCAATGGATTGCAGCCACCATATAATGACATCCAATTCACTCTCACTATAGGCCCCGCCCTCTCTTTCCTCTAATAAGGATTTCACATAATCTTCAATACAACTCAACAAAACATTATTGCATCGCTCACATGCTGGTATCGTAGATTGAATATATTTTTGCGGCTGATCATTGGCAGTATTGTTAAAAAAGCCAACTTCCTTCTTCTCATCAAAAACCCACTGCGGAATGACATGTTCCTTTGTCAATCCATCAACCGAACCACAGAAAAAACAAATATCAATCTTATGATTTTTATCGAAAGCATCCATTACCAAAGACTGACTACGTCTAATCTTATGCCTTAACTCTCTTGACTTAATATTCATCCCACCCACTCAAGATGCAATATAAAACTTCTTCTTCAATAACTTTTATATCATCATCAGAAATACCTAACAATGGCCTCGCATCATATTTTACCGCCTCGCTATGCGGCGTCGGTCGATCGCGCAGGCCGTAATGGTGCACATTGACCATACGCTGAACCAGCCCGACAAACTCGACCACAGCGGCCTCTCCGGTGCCTTTGGCCTTCAGGTAGCGCGAGGTGCGCAGCTTGGAGAACATCGCCCGTTCGCGCAGGCGCTTTTTGCTGCGAAGCCGTGTTTTGCGCGGCGCGTAGGGTGTGCCGTCCGGCGCCTGCTGGCGTTTGATGTGTTGCTGTTGACCGGCGCGCAGGCGCTTTGACACGGCAACAGCCAGCGACTTACGCGACTGCGGCGACAGCTTGGCAATCAGCCCGGCCAGCCGGGTGTCAAAGGGGTTAAGCTCGCTCATGCCATTCACTCACTAATTCACCGTGAACAAAGAGCTGCATCGGCCGCGTGATGTCCTCCGGTAACGGCGGCTCCGGCAGGTGCTTAACGTGTAGTGCGCCGTTCTGTTCGCTGACCACTACACGCTCGGTCAGCTGCAGCGACACGCTGAAATCGTAAGAGCCGTTGTTGTTGAAGTCGCTCGCGAAGGTGATCCCGGTGCGGCGCTTTTCCTCCGTTGCCATAATGTCCGGCTGGTTCTCCCGTAGCCATGCCTGAATCGGCACCATGATTAAATCCAGATCGCCGGTGTAGTCCAAAAACAGCAGGTTCAGCGTATAGCGGTACTCATGGGACAGCGAGGCGGCAAGCGTGGCGGCCACATTGCCGCGTTCTACCCGCACTTGCAGATTTTCAGGGTTGCGCTGTAGCCACGGCAGGCAACTTGTCAGCTCAGCCCGGAGCTGTTGCGGTTTTAACATCGTGTTGTTCCTGACAGTGTTTTATCGTTTCGACCTGCACCGCGCAGGCCGCCAAGGCGTTTTCAAGCTGGCGAATATCGGCGCTCAGATCGCCGTTAGTCGCCGGGCGGCTGGCCGGGATTTGGCACGGACTCACTTTCGGACAGCCAACGTAGATAATCCGCGGCGCCGGTGAAGCCGGGGCGCTGGTGCAGCCGGGCAACGTCAGCAGGCAAAGCAGTGTTAAACCAATCACGTAATTGCTGATTTTCATTGAGTAACCTCTGTATTTTCTGCTCGCGCGTCAGTGCCAGCCGGTGCGCGGCGGTGAGGTCGTCCCTTAACTTTTCCTCTTCCTGCGCCAGCACACCTACCGCCGCTTGCAGCGTGTCGATCGCGGCGCGGGTATCGGTCAACGCCGCCGCTATCCGGCCGTTTTCCTGCCGGGCGCTTTCCAGCCGTTCCCCCAACGTGACAACCTGCCATTTCATCCAACCGGCGACGACCAGCGCCAGCACCAGAAACCACCCGATCGCGCGGCTCATGGCGCGGCCCCGATCAGGCAGTGGGCCAGCTCCGCCGCCCGGCGCCGTTCCAGTCCCGGCGATTTGACGCCGTTGACGAACACCCAGCGCGGCAACTGCTGGCACGCGCTGCGCCAGTCCTGCCGGGTGATGAAACCGGCCAGCGTAGAGCCGCAAGCGGCCGTGACGCCGACGTTAAAGGCAAAGGACACCACCGCGTCATAAACCGGCGGCGGCATCGTGACAGGCATACAGCGGCCTATGCCGCGCTCCACGCGATACACGTCGGCCACGAGGTTAACGGCAGCTTGGCGCTCGCTGATAACCTTGCCGGGCTTTACCCCGGCCGTGTGGCCGATGCCGCTGGTCCAGACGCCCGCCTGACACTGGTAAGGGGATAAACGACAGCCCTCGAAATCGGCCAGCAGGCGCAACCCGGCCTCAGAGATCTGCAGCGCGCTGAATTGCGGCAACAGCACCGCCAGCGCCAGCACGGCGGCCACGCTGCAGCGTTTAGCGATTGAGTTCATCGTAAACCCTCCGGCTGACGCCCAACTTGTTCAACAGCTGGTAGCTTTTGCGGCGGTAGTACCAGTTAACGAGGAACGTTCCGACGCCCACGGCGGCGCCGACCATAAAGGCGATATCCTGCGGCGAATACTTGCCGATCCACGCGAGGAACATCGCCACCGCATAGGCTAAAAATGAGGTGATGCGCTCCATGTTTTTAATCCCATAAATTGACGGTTTCACGCTGCGGCGCGGCGGTCACGTCCGGCAGCTCGACCGGGTGGCCGTGGGGCAAAATTGCCCCGGCAGCGGCCAGCCCTTCATTTAGCGAATAGACCTGCTCAACCACGCCCTGTGTGCGTCCGTAGTAGCGCCAGCAAATCGCATCAACGGTGTCGCCCTGCTGGGCGTAGACTCTCATCAGAGCAGCCCGATGATGCAGTGGCTACGTTCGGCCACGTTACTGATCGCGTTGCGGGCATTACGCCACAGCTCGCCGATCGAGGCTTCAACCACATCAGCCTTGCGGCCGCCGGTGGCGGTGGTGTCGAAACTGCGGTATTGCTCCGAGAGCGTCGCCATGGTCATCGCGCTAACGGCATTGCGGTATTCGCTCACCCGCACGCTTTCGCCGTCGAGCTGTTCGCCCGGCATATCCTCAAGCCGCTGATAGCCGTCGGCCATCTGGTCGCGGCGGAAAGTGAACAGCTCGGCGTTCACCTCCGCGATCGCGCTTTTAATTGCCAGCCGCAGGCGCGGGGCGGTGATGGTGCCTTCAATGCGCATCACGTCGCGCACGTCCGCCGGGTCAATGTCCGGCCAGAAAAAGACGTTTTTAACGATCGGCTCATCCTCCGGGCGCGGTGCTGGCGCGTCCGGGCGTGGCCGTTGGATCACAACGGTGCTCATATGACCTCAGAAAGTTAGGGGGCGGTGGACGACGGCGTTAACGAGGTGAAACCTGTCGCGGCCGTCGTGCCGCCCGGCGCGGGGCGCGTTCTGTCAGCGGCTGGCGGCGGTGCGTATCGCCCGCTCCAGCCGTTCAATGTCCTTTTTCACGCCGCAGCCGTTATGCAACTGCAGCGCACGCTTAAGGTGGTTTAATGCCAGTTCAGCCCTGCCCGCCGCGCGCAAGACGTACCCGGTGATTTTGTGCAGCTTGGCGCGCACTTGGTCGGGCATGTCTTCTGCGTCGGTGAGTTCCATCGTCTGCGTGAGGTGGTCAATGTTGACCGGCTCCCCGGCCTCAAAGGCGCGGGTGGCAGACTCGGCGACGTCTTCTGCGATGAGGTATGGCGTGGAGCGTGCGAAATTGCCCGGCGGCGCCAGCTGGTAGCACAGCGCATAGCGGGCGATGTCCAGCGCGCCGGGAATATCCCCGGCATCCAGACGCCAGATCATGACCGTCATCAGAATGGCGTCCTGCGCGCCGCGACCTTCGGCCAGCACACCGGCAACCCAGGGGGCATAGTCCGGCAGCAGTTGGCGCTTGAGTTCGGCCTTACGCTCTTGTGAGCGCACCTGTTTGAGCTTTCGCTTATCTTCATTGAGTTTAAGCATCATCCGTTCATAGCCGTTGGCGTGGCGCAACGGGTCATTCTCCCGCTGCGCGGCCAGGGCCGCTGACTGGCGCATAAGGTGACGGCGGGCAGGGCTGGTCATGGTTATTTACCGCCTTTCGCTTTGTCGTCTGCCGGTGCTTCCTCCGGGGCTTTCACCTCGGTATCAGCGGCAGGCTCCGCTGGTGCGGCGGCTACTTTGACCGCCTTAACAATGGCCTCGGCCAGCTCGGCGATTTCATCTTTTTTTGGCTCCGTCGGTAACAGCTTAATGTTCTCCACCAGACAGCCGCAGGCGTAATCCTCCACCACATAATCCTCATTGATGGATTCATAGTTTTCGATGCGGTCACGCTTCGAGTTTTCCACCATATGGCGGCGGTGCGTGTCCTCTTGCCAGTAGATAGACAGGTTATCCATGCGCGTAATCAGCAGCGCATCCGCCGGGAAGTACGGCACGCGCACAGCGGGCAGGTTGCCGATGCGCTTCTGGCTGATAATCAGATCGGCAGCCATCGCTTCGGTGTTGGGCTGTTCCTGATTGACCAGCGGGAAATACTTGTCGGCCAGCAGTTGACGACCGCAGATCACCACCAGTTCCGGGTCTTCCTGATACCACGGTGCAATCAGGGTGTTGGTGGCATCCATCACCAGCGCGTCGAGGTTGGCGTAATCGCCACCGGCGCCCACGCGGACTTTTTCAGACTCCACATTGCCATCGATACCCACGACTTTATTCATCACGCGGCCCGGCGCATTCTCGCGGTACTTCTGCAACCAGCCCGGCCCGATGTCTTGCAACAGCGGGAATTTAACGCGGTTGGAGGTTTTGGCGCGGTGCGTACCGTTAAAGCCGATCATGATGCGGTCAAGCGCCTGACGTTCAACAATTGCATCGCGTAAACGGGTCTGGAAATCCTGATAACGGGCCCACAGGTCAAGGGTGTTGTAGCGGATGTGGAAATCGTAATTCACCTGCTGGCAGAAATAGCCTTCTGCATCCAGCGAGGCAAAGTCGGCCGTTTCGCGTTCATCGCCGCCGGCGGTGTCGGTGGTGCTGGCGATGGAGCCGCTCACACCTAAACCGACTTTCTCTCCCTTCATTTCCTTAACCGGCACGATATTGATGCGGGTCAGGAACGTCGAGGAATCCTGTACGCGGGTCATGATGGTTTGCGTAACGGACGGCTCAACGCTGAATTTTTTATCCAGATCGCCGGTAGCGACGCCGTTCAGTTCGGCGAGGCGGGACATAAACGCATTAAATTTAAAACGAGTTTGCTTGCGCATTTTTCTTCCTGTTTTTGTTCGGTTTTATCGGGTGTGACTGCCTTAGCAGTCGGTCAGCACGTCTTGCGCGCTGTTGCCGCCAGTGGCATCCGGGCGCGCCTGCTGGCTGAAATCTTCCGAGGTGGAAAGCTGGGCTTGCAGCGCGCTGAACGCATCGCTGCCGGTTTTTACCTGTTGCTTGAGGTCGGCAACCTGCTCGCTCAGTGCAGCGAATTTCTCGGTAAAGCGGGTGTCCGCGTCCTGCAACTGCTCGGCCACGGTCATCACGGCGCCTTCCATCTCGCCAAAGCGCACATCGTCGGTAGTCTGCTTGCGGCTAAACATCGCTTTGATGCGGGCAGAGAATGAGGCTTCCGGGTCAGCGACCGGCTCAAAATCGAAATGGACTTCCAGCGGCGCGGAGAACTCGACGTTCTCGTGGCGGCGGCTGAACTCCAGCATGTCAGTGCCGAGGCTAGCCGGATCATCGGTGACGGCCAGCCCGACCAGATAAGACTTGCCGCTCTTGGCGAAATCGCGGCGGATCTCCATCGAGGTAAACACCTTTTGCCCCGCGCCGACCATCGACACCAGATCGGCGGTCGGGGCCAGACTGGCATACAGCGCCCACTTGCCGTGCAACAGCGGTTCGTCCGGCTCGTCGATTTTTTCGGCCTTCAGCTCAACCACGCCGCCGTAACGACGAAAATAGCCATCCGGCAAAATCCCCTTGATGTGCTCCATGTTGATGCGGGCGCCGTACACTTTCGGGCTGTAGGTCGCGGCCATCTGCTGAATATCCGCAGCGCCGATCTCGCGGCCGTCAACGGTGTCGCCTTCAACGCCGATGCGGAAAAACTTAGTAACTTTCTTTGCCATGTAAACGGCTCCAGTTGTGGTGATTGGGTTCGGGGCTAGTTTCGGGGGAATGGCGCCGCGTCTCAACGCGTTGCGGTTGGAAGATCTGAGGCACAACAAGGGCTTAATGCGAGTCGCTCGGCGCTTTCGTAGCCTTGGCGTCATGAATACGACACCGGCAACAACCATCATCAGCGATCCGCGCCGCCAAGCTGCCTTGCTCTACTGGCAGGGCTTCTCTGTGCGCCAAATTGCGGAAACGCTGAACCTCAAGGGGCCGACCGTGCAGAGCTGGAAGCTGCGCGATAAATGGGACGACATCGCGCCCATTTCCCGCGTGGAACAAAGCATGGAAGCGCGGTTGATTCAGCTCATCATGAAAGACGTCAAGGAGGGGAAAGACTTCAAAGAAATCGACCTGTTAGGCCGTCAGATTGAACGGCTGGCGCGGGTCAATCGCTATTCGGCAACCGGCAACGAGGTGGATTTAAACCCGAACGTAGCCAACCGCAACAAAGGCGAGCGCAAGCCCGCCGAGCGCAACGTGTTCAGCGAGGCCGCCGTGGAGAAGCTGCAAAGCATTTTCACGGAAACCACATTCGAATATCAGATGGGGTGGTATCGCGCCGGGCTGCAACACCGTATCCGCAACATCCTGAAATCGCGCCAGATCGGCGCCACGTTCTTCTTTGCCCGCGAGGCGTTGCTCGATGCGCTGACCACCGGCCGCAATCAGATTTTCCTGTCGGCCAGTAAGGCGCAGGCGCATGTGTTCCGCAATTACATCATTGATTTTGCCCGGCTGGTCGAGGTTGACCTGAAAGGCGATCCGATGGTGCTGCCGAACGGCGCCCGCCTGATGTTCCTCGGCACCAACGTGCGCACCGCGCAGAGCTACACCGGCAATCTGTATCTTGATGAGTATTTCTGGATACCGAAGTTTCAGGAGCTGCGCAAAGTCGCCAGCGGGATGTCGCTGCACAAGAAATGGCGCACTACCTACTTTTCCACGCCGTCGAGTCTGGCGCACTCCGCTTATCCGTTCTGGTCGGGGGAACTGTTCAACAAAGGCCGCCGCAGCAAAGCCGATCACGTTCAGCTCGACCTCAGCCACAGCCACCTGTCAAAAGGCGTGCTGTGCGGCGATGGGCAATGGCGCCAGATTGTCACGGTTGAGGATGCGCTGACCGGCGGCTGTAACCTGTTCGACCTCGATCAGCTGTCGCTCGAATACAGCCCGGCTGAGTATCAGAACCTGCTGATGTGTGAATTTGTGGACGATACCGCGTCGGTATTCCCGTTCGCCGAGCTGCAAGGCTGCATGGTCGATACGCTGGAAGAGTGGGAAGACTTCAACCCTTACGCCGTGCGGCCGTTCGGTTATCGCCCGGTGTGGATCGGCTACGACCCATCGGAAGCCAACGGCGGCGACAGCGCCGGGTGCGCGGTGATCGCGCCGCCAATGGTGGCCGGGGGCAAGTTCCGCGTGCTCGAGCGCCACCAGTGGCAGGGCATGAACTTTGCCGATCAGGCCCAGAAGATTAAAGACCTGACCGAAAAATATTGCGTGGAGTATATCGGCATCGATGCGACCACCGTCGGCCAAGGTGTTTTCCAGCTGGTGCGCGAGTTCTTCCCGGCCGCACGGGAAATCAAATACACCCCGGAAATCAAAACCGCCATGGTGCTGAAGGCAAAAGACACCATCGGGCGCGGCTGTCTGGAGTACGACACCAGCCACACCGACATCACCGCCGCCTTTATGGCGATCCGCAAAACCATGACCGCCAGCGGCGCGCGCTCCACCTACACCGCCAGCCGCAGCGAAGAAGCCAGCCACGCCGATGTCGCGTGGGCAATCATGCACGCCCTGTTAAACGAACCGCTAACCGCAGGCAGCGGCCACAGCAGCCCGAACATTTTGGAGTTTTACTGATGAGCAAGCGCAAAAGCCGCAAGGCATTTACCACCCCGCCTCAAGCCCCGACAGCAGAGCAGAAGCAGGATTTTGAGGCTTTTACCTTTGGCGAGCCGTCTGCTGTGCTGGATAAGCGGGAAATTCTGGATTACATCGAGTGCACGACCAATGGCAAGTGGTACGAGCCGCCGATCTCATTCGACGGGCTGGCGCGCAGCGTGCGCGCCGCCGTGCATCACAGCTCGCCGATGTACGTTAAACGCAACATTTTAGCGTCAACGTTTATCCCGCACCGGCTGTTAAGTCAGCAGGAGTTTAGCCGTTACGCGTTGGATTATCTGGTATTTGGTAACGCCTTTTTAGAGGTCAGGAAAAACCGACTCGGAGAACCGTTGCGACTACAGTGTTCACCGGCAAAATACACCCGTCGAGGTGTCGAACCTAATACGTATTGGTTTGTGCAGGACTGGAAAGAGCCACATCAATTTGCGCCGAGGAGTGTGTTTCACTTAATTGAACCGGATATTAACCAAGAGCTGTACGGGCTGCCGGAATATCTCAGCGCGCTTAACTCTGCCTGGCTTAACGAGGCAGCGACGCTATTCCGCCGTAAGTATTACCAGAACGGGGCACACGCCGGTTACATCCTGTATATGACCGACGCCGCGCAAAGTACAAGCGACGTTGACAGAATGCGCCAAGCCATGCGCGACACCAAGGGCTTGGGGAACTTCCGCAATTTGTTCATGTACGCCCCGAACGGCAAGCCGGACGGCATTAAGATCTTACCGCTGTCCGAGGTCGCCACCAAGGACGACTTTTTCAACATCAAGAACACTAGCCGCGATGATCTGTTGAGTGCACACCGCGTACCGCCACAGATGATGGGGATTATTCCAAATAATACAGGAGGATTTGGAGATGTAGAGAAAGCAAGTCAGGTATTTGTTAGGAATGAATTGATGCCATTACAGGAGAGAATGAGAGAGTTGAACGGTTGGTTAGGCCATGAAATTATTAATTTCAATAATTACAAGCTAGTATAAATATACGGCCGCATTAACTAATGCGGCCATCTGGAATCTAGCTATACCATTCCTTAGGAATGAGAGCTGCATCTCCTCTCCATTTCACGTCACAAATCGCCTCTTGAAACCAACCTTCCTCAATATCAGCATGGTCAGTAACTATTATCTGAACTTTATTTTTCAATTCATATTTAGATGTTTCATATAACCAATGAAACATTCTCCTGACAGCTTCTCTATCCTCGTCAGTAGATATTTCACTCAAATGCCCAGATGCTGATTTTTCAGAGGGGAAATAAACCTGAGATGGTTGATCAATAAATATGAAATTTGCAACCGGTCTATTTTGCTCGACAAACCATTTGGCAAGGGCGACATGGGTAACTAAATGATACCCGACCCAGTTTTCGCCGCTTCCCATTTGGTACAATGGGATTCTTCCCTTAGGGGTATCTGCTGATATGGTAAGCTTTTTTATATCTAATTTTATTGGATGCTCACTATGCTCCAATTTTAATACTCTAGCCCACCGAGTAATATCTTCACTAATGATGCTTACTTGAGAGCTAAGAACATCTTGAATTGCATCAGAGTTCAGAGCCTCTTCGATTTCATTTATCTCCATTTTTAATAAATTTATTTTATCACGATCATTTTTCATATCCACATCATTAGTTCTAATACTATCCAAATAAAATGATGCCTTTCCTGCTATTTTTGCCGACTCTATGTTTATATATTCATTCTTTATCTTCTTGAAATTATTCTTATTCAATTCATTAATCAGGAATCTTTTCTCCTTAATACTAGCAGATAAACTAACTTGCTCAGATTTCAAATTGGCCAAGGCATTATCTATGTGAGGCTTACTTTTTTTAGCTCTTTCTAATTCAGCATCTAACTTCAATAAATTACCCCTGATTACATCTATATTTTCAATCGTTAGCGTAGACTCTTCAAGTTTTTTGAAAATATTAATAGACTCTAATCTGATCAGTTGTTCTCTTTTGGACGCCCCGTAATCATCAAAGCTTTGTATGTATGACTCCATTTCATGAATCTTGAAATTAATTACTTTTTTCTTGTTTATTAAATTTTCATATTCACGTTGTAAGCTTGCAATCTCACTTTCATAATCCACTAACTCTTCCATTGGATTAGGTGACCATCTTGAAACTTTTCTCAAGGTACTTATTAACTCGCCTCTAGTATCGAATTTAATATCTCCATCAATGATGTTTGCCCCTTTCGCTTCAATCACTAGTTGATTAGCCTTAGTTAAACCATTAGTATGAATCGCATCAGACTCACCTAATTTTGAAAGTTCTTTCTTTAGTTGTCTTCTTAAATCTCTTAATCTTTCCTGATCATATATACGCTCTCTACCGATAGCCCCAATGAAAAAAGGTAATGTATCTATCATCATCTGAGGAAGATATGGTTCCGATTGCCTATGAAATATTAGTTTCTTATTTGCTATCTCGTCTTGGTTCTGGAAGTACAAATAAAGAGAGTGTTTAAAGTTAATATCAATTGGAGGCCTAGTCTGTCCAGATGGAACCTCAGTTCTATACGATTCCATCCCACTAACTTCACCTAGTATAGTAATTGCATCATTCTGATTAGCATTTTTTGAAAGATTCTCAATCTTTGAAATATCAATACTCCCCCCATAAAGAATATAAAAATCATTACTGACTTTAACACTATTCTCAGGGCACTTCCTAGCGATAAAAGCTTGCTTTCCACTACCTTCAATAATTACTGAAAACCACTCAACAGTATCCCTTATATGCCCATGTGGTATATTACAATCTGAAGCCCCCAGACAATACTCCACTATATCCAATAGGCTTGACTTACCACGTTTCGATGCACCAGTAATAATATTTAGCCCTGACGGATTGAACGCTAATTCCCTCTTTTCCCCTCTCTTCGAGAATAAGCATATTTTTAATATCTTCATTGAGGCTTGATCCCTAAAACAGTGTAAATAGAAGCAGGTGAGTTTTCGGAGAACCATTTTGAAAAAAATCTAGTCGCTTTCACTTGCAGTGGTATATGTATACTACTTTGAAATAATGTAGGTTCTTTTAAATTTACGGATGGGTTTAATAGAAAACACCCATTACCATCAAGAGTTATAACATTAAAATCCAACAATAACTTTAGAGCGGAATTAGATATGTCAATATAACTATTAATTCTGTCTGCTAAATTAATTGAAATCCATTGATTGTCCATAAACCAAGTATAAAATGAAGTTCTTATGGTTGCGGGTAAGGTTTCTGTAATGGATTTAGTCATTACCATTGGCAATATTAAATATATAACACTGCACTCCAAACCTTTATCATTTATTTTCCTTTGTGTCTCGAGAGCTTTGTATATTAAATAACCGCAATAGAATGAGTTATTGAGATTGAACTCTTCTCTAGTTAATTTCTCAAGAATATTCTTCATACTAGCTCTCATTATTCTCAGGAGTAATAAGATTAGTGTAATCCGGATGCCATCCTATCTCTAATTCATTGGCTAGGTAGTGGTAAGTACCACGTGCGACAAAATGATCTTTGAAATTATCACGAATAGGAATAGTGCAATCCATTTGGCACTTTTCGTATATTGTTGCTGCGTAAGTTTTCTTTTCATTTTCCTCAGAAAGAGTGTATTTCATTGAGCACATAGAGCACACCATCTCCCATTCTCGCTTGAGCTTTTCGTAATAGGTCTTCATCTCCGTCGGCTTCAGCAATCCATCAGCACTCCACTTATTTACTTGCGCATAGCTTTTATAGTAGTTTTCAACTGCAATCCTTACAACAGGTTCTCTATCTGTAAATAATAATATTTGCTTCACAAATGGTAAATCTCTTCTTACACCTTCTATTTTTTCTATTGGTGTATTAGCGAAATCACTTGGCAAATTTACATGAGATATCTGCTCTCTGATATCCTCAATTATTAACTGTAAATCACCCAGTGATATTCGCTCTCTATTATCAACCAAACTTTTTATTACCTTGCCAAACCATATTCCTTCAAGCCTTTCAAATGATGCCTGTAAAAATTCTCTATTGAATAGTGGAACAAGATGTCTCTTAAGAGATTTACCTATACCTTCAATATTCTCTGATTTATCTGAGATATAAATGTTATTGACTAATAACTTCAATTGAAAGTCTGATAAAGAACTGACTTCATCATAACTTTTTTCATTTTCTTTGCTTGGGCTTTCTCTTAAAATATCTTTTATTAATGAAAAGGCCCTGTCAGTATTTCTTAGCTTATCATTGATCGATAAATAATAAGCTAAAGTGTCTACTTTTGCTGTTTCCGTTGTTATTAAGTAATAGTTAGTGCAGCTAAATTCATTGTTATTGCTTTTAATAAAACCAGCCCATATTCGAAATGTTTTCCAAATATCAGGACTTCTATCCCCTAAATTAGCAGGAGTCCCATGGTATTTAGTCTGAAGTAATTCGGCTGGCTCGCCATTAATTTCAAAAGCTATATCATCTAATTTTTCAATACTCACAAAGTTTAGATCAGGATCATCAACTTCTTGCATTTTTTTCAGGGCGGCAAGGAGTGAGTATCTTACCTGATATATGTATCCCAATAACGACGAACTCGCATCAAACGGGTTTACGCTCATGGCCCTTCCTTTTCCATTTTAAATTTATCTAATTTTTAATAGAACATATAAATAATAATGTACGAAAGTTTAAAAATAAATCCAACCTGATTTTTCGTTTTAACCACTGTTTTTATTTACAATGGTTTACACAGCAACGACTAACCACATGATTTATAAGAACATTAAAATGAGTGAATTGAAATTATATTAGATTTAATTAATTGCAAACTACTGGAATGAAAATCCAGCTACAAACTAACTGTCAGCTAGAAGAAGGTGAAGGTAAAGGGGGTTGCGCGCAATGCTATCCCCGCCTCGCCTGCCCGCTTCATGTGTCGCTTTTAATGCAGTTGCATGATCCGGCACGATCCGCGCCAGTAATGGCACTGCGGGGGTAACAATGCCACCGGACCATCATGCGATTTCATGCACCTATTGCATGCATAGGGCATTTAGCTGAGGTGGTAACTTTGCCTAAGAGCACAAAATCAACTCAGACAGCCTGTCTCCAAGCGAGGAATGGAGTTACTTTCTATCAATAGTCTTCCCATGAGTTCTCTTCGATGCCAAACTCAATACCCGCGCTCAACCCTTTTATGTACAAACTAAATTCATCATTGATGAACTTGTCCTCATCTATTTCCAAGGATAAGTCTAATTCAACTGAAAATTCTTTTTCTTCTTCTTCTTGGTTTGAGGTGGAATCAAAGGTGTAAAGCACCCCGTCTTCTTTATCATAATAGCCATGTAATGTATCTGGCCCGCTGGCTTCAACATTAAATCTAACAGTAACATCGAAAGTAATTTGACAACTTTCATCATCTAAATGAATTATTTTTGGATCAAACTCACCTATATCCACAACTTCGAAACTATCAATCTCGGAGTCTTCCCATACAGAGTAATTATATGCCTCGGCACTTTCCAATTCCTCTTTTAGTCTTTGAATAATTTCTTCTTTCTTGACCGCCAAAAAGTGCTCGATGAAGCCAGTTCTTTCGTCATTATGCTTATTATATTCATCTAACAAAACGCTCAGCGCATTTGTGATTACAAAATTTTTATTTTCTTCACAAAAATTTTTAAGGTCAGGGTCTTCTGAAACCACATAAATTTTTTCGTCATGTCTTAGGGCAGAACGTATCGCTAACAGAGTAAAGGCATCTCGAAACTCGTTTGGTTTTCTCGCGCTAAACGGGCTTGCTTTATCAAAGTACATATCGATAACCTCATTAAGATCTATCTTTGACATATCTACAACAGTTGCCTTTGAAGTCTCAATAAAACCATGGAATGCACTTAGAGCTTTCTCTTGAATATCTGCTTCATTAATCTCACAGAAAAGGCCTTTAATATTATCATCATCATATTCTTTGAGAACAACAGCCTTTCGTCTGAAATTACTAATTCCTTTTAACGCCTCTTTTATTTGCTCAATGACTTTACGTTCGACTTCTTTAACTACAATTGTGCTAGTGATATGTCTGAGTTCATTTTTTTCACATAGTTCTTCAAATGATTTTATGGTTTTTGAGTTAAAATCTAGGTTTGCTTTTACAAAAAACTCAGTATCAATGAACACATTGCGAGTAACCAGAGGCATTCTTCCACTCCTTTAAAATTATTAACCCTACTTAAGCAACACCACGAAAAAATCCATAGTCACTGATATGAGCACTTTGAGTCAAGATATCACAGGGCTACAATGTCCGCTTTAGCACAGAGCTGCCCTGTTGGTTTAGATTACGCTCTGTGCTATGTCAATGTCAGATCAAGTCTGACATATGACAATTTTTAGCCCAAATAAAGGTATGTGTTATGCTGATAACGCCCCTCGTCAATCAGCCTGAAAACATGGCCGGACTGGTGCTTGATGTAGTAATTCGCCTCTTCAGGCGTTAGGTGTGTGCCGAGCCGGTTTGCAGCGTGAATGAAATCAACCGTCTTTATGCGGCGGCCCTTGCCGTTTTCGTTGAAGTTAAGCGCCTCCATAAACGCCCCGGCTAAGTTTAAATCTCGTCTCATACGTCACCTATGGATCAAGAGATCGCGGCAAGCTGCCTAATCACTTCTGCTTTTTCAGGGGCAATGCTGGTTTTCATCTCCCCCGCCAGTTCTGAAATCCATATCAGTGCAATGTCTTTGTCTTTCGCTTGGCTCTCATAACAAACCCCCAGACGGGCGATGAGTTCAATTCTTTCTAAAACAACCACTTCATCCACTGCTTGCACCCTTTCCCTCCGATGCTTAATTACTGTATGCATATACAGTATATGCCTATCAGATTTAATTGCGCAAGAAATTATTGGAAGCCCGCCTAATCGCTAGCCGCTGGGTAGTGCATTGAAATATCACCAAATTTGACTTTAGCGCCGCGCGCCAGTGCCTCGAGTTCCCAGCGCGTCGGCTCGATGCCATGTAGTGCCAGCTCTGAGTAAATTCTGGTTACACGATCGTGCTCGTCGGTGGTCAATCTGACCGAGGCAGCAGGCTCTATGCGCTTATGTAAGTCAATTCCTGTTTGCTGCCTGTTTATCTGCGGAGCATTTGCCCGTAAACGCGTCATAACAGACCGTGCAACGGTCATGTCATCCCAGTTAATTGGGGTGTCTGGATGGTGTTCCATCACTGCCACAGATTCTACAGGCTCCCCATCCTGCGTATTTTCGGCGCCGCCGCTGCCGACCAACCCACAGTTATTGACAGGACTCCGAGGCGCGCCGGAGGCGCTTTTCAAAGTCAAAGGCTCAACGGCAACGGCTTTAGCGACGATGCGCCAGAATGTAAGCGGCAAAGTCACCGGCATCAGCAGCAGCGCGCACCGCCTCAACGGTTTCGTCAAACTCATCGGCCAGACTGACAGAGCGGATCTTGCGGCACTCACGCCATGCGCCGCGCGACGGCAGGCCGATAAAGTGGAATTGAGGGATACGCCACGTTGACGCCCACGCAGTGACGGCGGCGGCCGTATCAGTCAACAGCTCGCCGGTTTCATGATCGCGCTCACCGTCCAGCGCGTAGCCGTCGATATTTTTTGCAATGTATTTAGCGATATAGCCCGCCGCACCGCCTTTGTTAAGGTGCTTACAGTCAAAACGGTTTTTGGCGGCGCCGCGTTCGTCGCCATCTTCGGCCATGGCATAACGGCGCATGGTGTTGATCACCTGCTGACGCTGATTTTTAGAGGTGAACAACATCATATGCCAGTGCGGCGTCGCATCATGGTGCGGTTCGACAACTCGCACGCCGTAGACCTGTAGGCCCGCATCTTTAAACGCCGTGCGGATCTTGCTGAACAGCTTCACAAGATAGCGCTGGCCGTCCTTGGGTGTGTACGCCTCTTCATCCCATTTGTGATTAAAATGCACCTTAGGGCTGTTCTTGCCGACGGCGCGCGTCGGGTGATATTTGGATGGCGTGGTGATGGTGATAAACATCCCTTTATCGCCACGGATAGCGGCGGCCTGCTCAACACCGGCGATCATCGCCATTAACTCCATACGACGAATTTCCGGGTTAGAGATACTTGCCATCACCTTGTCGATGAGGCTGAAGCGTTCGCCGGTTTCGACGTTCTCAAGCTCGCGGCTGTTCAGATAATCTAAATTGGACTGGCGGCGCGCTTTCACATCCCGAATAGCCTGCTTACTGGCATACGACGACGCCCCGCGGTTCACATTACCCAGGGCGATCAGCAACGCCTCGCGCCAGCGCGTGCGCTTGGCTTTCAACTGGCGCTCCCACCACTCGGAATTAACTAACCGTGACAGACTGGCAATCGCTGACCGGGCATCCAGTTTGCCTTTGCGGTATTTGCGCCAGT